GGAACATTCACGATGAAATCCAGTCAGAAGTACGAACGACGCAAGCAGAGACATTCGGTAAGAATGCAGCTTTCGCAATTGCCAAAGCGGGGAGAGATTTCAAACTCAGATGTCCTCTCGCTGCTGGGTACGACATTGGTAACAACTGGGCTCAGACCCACTAGGAGTACGTTATGAACGACACACAAACCAAAGAACTGGAAATGCTCGCAGACGTGGTCATTGCCTTCATCGAGTCCGCTGACTCAACGCCCAAGTCATGCGCAGCCTTGGCTTCCGTGGTCCGTCCCTACGTGGACGAGCGGTTTGGCCCCGAGGGTGCCTCGATGTTCCAACGCATTGTCACTGACGCCATGCTGAAAAGCATTGAGGCAACGATGGAAGAGGCTCTCGAGACTGCGACTCCGTCTGAGTCCAAGCTGATGCGTGCCATCACGCAAACGATGCGGGACCTCGTGGAGGAAACATCGGGGGCAAAGGCATGAGTGTAGCCACTGAACACATGTCATTGGTTCGGTACCTCAAGAAGGACTGCCACGAGATTCGTGAAAGCCTGCACTATGGCAAAGTGGACTTGCTCCATGCTGCCCTAGGGCTGGCTGGCGAGGCTGGTGAAGTCACTGAGGTAATCAAGAAGCATGTCATCAATGGCCGCGAGCTCGACCGTGAGGACCTTCTGAACGAGGTCGGTGACGTCCTGTTCTACATGGGTCTGCTTCTGAACACCCTGAACTTCACACTGGATGATGCCCTACAAGCCAACATTGACAAGCTGTCAGCGCGATACCCTCAGGGGTACAGCGACAAAGCTGCTAGGGAGCGTCTGGATGAAACAGGTTGATACATTGGTAGGGGACATCTACACGCTGCTAGAGACGCGTGAGGTCCCCGAGGGAGTAGAGCTAGATGCAATCTGTGAGCAATTCGGACGTGACATGGCTGCGCTGCTACGCTCTGCCGTCGCGGAACCAGACGACGATAAGCGAGGTCTACGCCTTTCAGCAATTGGGAAGCCCGACCGACAGATATACCATGCTGTGCGAAGTGTGGCAAAGAGACAGTTGCGGGGACCTACATATCTCAAGTTCCTGTATGGTCACATCACTGAGGCGCTGGTTCTTGCACTGACGAGGGCCTCAGGTCACACGGTCACCAATGAGCAGAAACAGGTCCGAGTAGAGGGGGTCAAGGGCCACATCGACTGTGACGTGGACGGGTTCCTGTTGGACGTCAAGTCCTGTAGCAGCTACGGGTTCAAGAAGTTCAAGAACAACACGCTGCATGAGGATGACCCATTCGGCTACATTGGTCAGATTAAGGCGTACGCGCACGCTATGGGGCGCACAGAGTACGGCTGGCTGGCCTTTGACAAGCAAAATGGTACTCTGGCTCTGCTCAAGTATGACGAGGCAGCAAAGGACGCACCGTACGCCAAAGCGATTGACTTCGACGTGGCAAAGCGAGTGCGCTACCTAAAAAAGTTGGTCTCGGAAGACTCTCTTCCAATCCGTTGCTACTCCCCGGTGCCGGATGGGAAGTCTGGAAATCTCAAGTTGCCAGCAGGGTGTTCCTACTGCGACTTCCGAGAGCAGTGCTGGCCCGATGTAAGGACCTACTACTACGCTACTGGTCCTAGGTACCTTGTACACGTCGAGAAAGAACCGACAGTGACAGGTGTGGAGATTCCTGATGACTTCTAAATATCGCAGTGGCTTTGAGGAAAGCGTGGGCGAAGTGCTGGAGCCGAGGGGGTTCGAATACGAGCCCTTCTCGGTCACCTACAACATGCCAGGAAAGTACACCCCTGATTTTGTTTTGGGTGACACTCTGGTGGAATGCAAGGGGTACTTCCGTCCCGGTGACCAGAAGAAATATCTGGCTGTCAAAAATGGCCTCGTCGGTTCACAAGAACTCGTTTTTCTGTTACAATATCCCTCCAAGCGGGTGAGGAAGGGTGCCAAATTGACGATGTCAGGTTGGTGTGACAAGAACAACATTCGGTGGTTCGCTACGCCTCAGGAGGTTATCGACTATGCGGACGTTAGATGAAGTAATCTCCGCATTGGCTGAACGGTTTGACGCCGAGGAACTGGTTGACATGCTAGAGATTAGCAATGAGCAGCTACTTACACGGTTCGATGATATTGTCGAGCAGAACATGGACTGGATACAAGAGGAACTGTTTGATGAGTCTGAATGACGCCAAGCCCGAGGATTGGGACGACGCAGCGAAAGCTCTGGACCGTCAGGTTGGCGGCGACCACTACAAAGGCATGGCGTTCCAGCCCATTGAGTACATCGTGGGGAACAATCTGGGATTCTGTGAAGGCAACATCGTCAAGTACGTGACGCGTTATGCCCAAAAGGGCGGAGAAGAGGACCTCGACAAGGTCATTCACTATGCTGAGCTTTTGAAGGAGCTAAAGTATGGCAAAGGGTAAGATGGTGTACGTGGTGGGGACGCAGGAGTCCCTTAAGACTAACCAGTGGCAGGCCATGACGGACTGTGAGACCACCGCTGAGCTCTACGCTCAACAGCATGGTCTGGACACTATCAAGGAGGTCGAGGTTCGGCCTCAGCGCCAGCCGAGGGGGAAGCGACGTGCAAGTAATTGACGGCCAGTTTGGTAAAGCTAAAGAGGAAGAAGAACAGACCCTCAAGCAGAAGATTCAAAACGTACTGGATGATGGGGTCATCGACGGCAACGGAGGCTTCGTCCTCATTGTGTCCACAGATGAAAAAATGAGCTTTGTGACGGACTACGACAGCCCTATCATTCCAGTGTTCTTGTTCGAACGAGTCAAATCAATCATGTTAGGAGACGGGTAATATGTATTCACAAGAGAGGCGTGGTGGCATTGCTGGGATTCTCAGCGTAGTGGGGTTGGCGGGTATGGTAGCCATTGGGGTCATTTTTGGCCTATCGGGTATCACTACCATCAACCCCGGTGAGGTAGGCATCCTCATTAAAATGGTGGGCTCTGACAGGGGCATGCAGAATACGACCCTTGATACGGGTTTCCGCTGGGTCAACCCACTGACGTATGACGTAGCAACGTATGACGTCAAATACAAGCAGTACGACATGAGCAACACGACAGCAGAGACGCGGGACGGCCAGCCCATCCTTCTTCAGCTGTCCTTTGAGATTGGTCTGGAGGACTCCAAGGTCCCCCAGCTGCACGAAACAGTAGGACGTAAGTGGTATGAGGAAGTAGTCTATCCTCGAGCACGTACGGCTGTGCGAAACGCAACGTCAGCACAGGTGTCCGAGGACATCTATACCTCAGACGGACGCAAAGCCATTCGGGACGCTGTTCAGGCGGAACTGGAACCGCTGAGGGAGAAGGGCATCCTACTGTCCACTAACGTACGGTCGCTACAGTTTGCCAACCAAGCCTTCGTAGCCACACTGGAACGAAAGGCCACGGCTGACCAGCTGGAAGAGATTGAGCGACGTGAAGCCAAGGCAGCTGAGCAGGCCGCTATCAAGCTGGCCAACGTAGCTGAGGGCCAGAAGCAGAAGGTCATCAAGGAAGCTGAGGCTGAGAAGGAACGTAAGATTCGTCTGGCTGAGGCTCAGCGAGAGGAACTTCGACTTCAAGGTGAGGGCCAACGTCTACAGCAGGAAGAGCAGGCCAAGGGTATCCTTGCTATCGCTCAAGCTGAGGCCGAGGGTACACGTCTACAAGTGCAGGCGTACGGCGGTGGTGAGACCTACGCCAACGTGAAGTGGGCTGAGAACCTTGGTCCCAACGTCAAAGTTTGGGGTATTCCTACGGGTAGCCCAGGAACTACTAACCTGATGGACCTGAACGGTATCGTCAAAGGAGCCTTTGCAGGAGCTTCCAAGTAGTGTCTGACCTACGCGGCCTAGTCTTCTTCGGCTTCATCATTTGGGTTGTGGCTAGGTGCGTAGGCGTTTTCGACGCAGAACCAATACAGAGCCCACAGTGTGACGAGTGGTGCCAACAAACGAAGGACATAGGATGAAGACAATCATCATTGCTACTATAGGGTCGCTTGCGGCCCTTTTTCTACTCCCGGTCGTACTCCGTGTGGGCACTATCGTGGCCGACATGTACAAACAAAAACTAGAAGAGGAACCAGAAGATGGACAATCAACACCGAAAGATTAAGGGTTACCGAGAGCTTACCCAAGAAGAAATTGACCAGATGAACTGTGTCAAGGAACTGGCGGCTGAGGTAGGAGACCTTTGTACGGACCTTGAAGGCGGCACTAATGACCGCCGCTGGGTGGCTATTGGCAAGACCCAGCTACAGCAAGGCTTCATGGCCCTTACTCGCTCAATCGCACAACCGGAGTTCTTTTAATGACAGCCATGCTTCCAACTGAGTACCAAGAATTCATTGCCCAGTCCCGCTATGCGCGGTGGCTCCCTGAAGAGGGGCGTCGAGAGACGTGGGCCGAGACTGTCCACCGCTACACCAACTATTGGGTAGGACGTGGGCAGATTGACGCAGAAGAGGCGAATGAACTGTTCAATGCCATCTTCGACCTTAACGTAATGCCGTCCATGCGTTGTCTGATGACCGCTGGACCCGCACTGGACCGAGACAATGTCGCTGGATTCAACTGTTCGTATCTACCAATTGACCACCCTCGTGCTTTTGACGAGCTTATGTATGTTCTGCTCTGTGGAACCGGAGTGGGCTTCAGTGTGGAACGACAGTATGTATCGCAGCTTCCCGACGTAGCCGAGGCATTCCATGAATCAGACACGACCATCGTGGTACCGGACAGCAAGATTGGCTGGGCTAAGTCATACCGACAGCTTGTCTCTTTGCTCTACGCTGGC